TTTTAATAATTGTTGCTATGATTACACTTTTACCTGCTCCACAAGGTGCAACCACACAAGGTGCTTTGTGAGTATGTAAAGCTTGAAATGTATCTTTAATTATTTTTCTCTGATAATCTCTTAACACAAACATTTTATAAGCTCCACAATATCCAGTATTTCTTCTTTAGTCTTAAGTGAAATTTCAATCTTCTTCCCTGCATCTCTTTTAGGAAGCCACAAGACATAACCTGTGTAATTTTCGTAATTGTCTTCATCATAAGCCAGTAAATATAGTGATAACTGCAAACTTATATAATCAACATCAAGTTTAGTTGTTGTTTTGATATCGTAAATTATGTTTTTTCCAATACCATCCACACGTCCACAATACACAGTTTTATAATTTACAAAGATCTCTTTTTCTATAGTTTCAAAATCTTTAATTTTCTTGTATTGCTCAACTGCATTTTTCTCATATAAATTAAGTCCACGATATTCTATACCATCTTCTAAGTCTTCTAATATCTTATGAACTCTAGTACCATACACCGCAGCTTTCCTTAAAATGCTTTTCGGTACATCACCATATTTATCACCTAAGATTAATTTAATACATTGTGTTACTGAAGGGATAACACGTCCCATATAAGAGTAAGTATGTGTTACATCATCATACTGAAATAGAGACACTTTCTTTTACTTCCGTTTCTTTAATGTAGTCTAAATATAATAGTGGATTATCTTCCTTAAATTTCTTACTGTCAAATGACTGTCTAATATAAGGTTTTTTCTTAACTACTTTAAACTCTCCTACTTCATACTTTTCAGTATTCATCAGTAAGAATTGTTCTTTAATTTCTGATTCTAATAATTTAAGTTCTAATTTTACTTCTTGATATTTTTTGAGTAACTGTTCCATACTTTGCTTAACTCCTCTACAGTAAAGTCTTCAATTTTTTCTTTTTTAGATGTTTTTAACCACGTATTTAATTTAGATTCACCTAACGCTTCTGATATTTTTTTGATCAGTTCTTCTTTAGATTCTTTGTTAACTGGTTTATCTAAATCTTGACTATCTAATTCATCTTCATCTTCTTCAATCTCTAATGCATTCATATATAAATAACGTTTAGAGTAAGTGTTGATAGCTCCGATATTTTGCATAGTCGGATTATCTAGTTTCTGCACAGGTATTCTATAAGTAAGATAATCACCTGTTGAGCTGTCAGTAATAATAAGTTCTGCATAATCTTTTGTCAGATTATATTGACTGTATAATCCATTTTTATTAAATATTTCATTTACTGTTGGTAAAATATCCTTTAATACAAAATATTTAAAATTCTGGAATTTATTAAAACCACTTTTTTTACGTGGTTTAGACTGCCAATCAACTCTTGATTTTTGCAATTTTTTCATCACACTGTTTATTTTAATTTTTACTGGTTCATACTGACTTAATTCTTCTTCAGTTACAGTTGCTTCAAATGGATTGACATTATCTGGTATTTCAATTTTAGAAAGCATATTTTCCTTGTGTAATAATGTTGTTAATCTTTCTTCAGTAATTATTCTATTCATTTAATAATCTCCTTTGTTTTCTGTATTTTATGTACTCTTCTAGTACTTCTAATTCTTCATCTTCTGACAATTCAAAGTAAGCTTTATTTACCCCTGTGTCTTCGTATGTAAATGTATCGTGAAAATGTGCTATATCACCAAAGATATATCCTTCCGTATAAAGTTCTTTAAGTTCATTTAAAACTATTTCTTTATTCTCCATAACTTAAATTACCTAAAATATCTATTATTTCTTCAATATCATTTGTTGAAAGTTCTTGTTTTTCTATTAACTCTCTGAATTTTTTATTTTCAAGTGGATTTTTACCTATTCTAGCTAAATACGCAATAACTTCAACTATGTTATAAATGCCATTGTCATTTATCAATTTAATATTTCTATTTCTGTTTACTAGTCGTTGTTCTTGTGAGCCTAATAAACTATATAATTTACCAATAGTTGCCACTTCTTCTTTTTCATTCAATAAATCATTACCTTGATCATCAAGTAATTTTGCTTTATATTCCTTACCTAAAATAGAACTAAGTAAAAATGTCGATTCTTGAATTATCTTCTTAATATCCGTTGTTGGATCATCATGTTTTTTACATAATCTAAAATATCGTTTACCAATATTTCCGTACCAAAAAGCTTGATCATGAGTTAAATTAGTATCGTTTAGTACATCTTTCAAAATATGTCTTGTTTCAAGTTGTAAATTATCGACAATAACCTCTTTCCCATCAATAATTACAGGTATATTTTTAAGTTCAATTTTGTAATGTTTTGGATTAGGTTTATTAATATTTTCTAATGTCACTTGCAATTTCCTCCTATTTGTGTTATTTTAAAATTGAATATTTTTGTAAGTAGTCGTTGTTTTAAACGGCTATTTTTTATTTATTGTTTAATTTCAACATTTCTATGTGGAAATATTTTGTTTTTAGTTTATCAATATCCTTCGGTTTTATATTTCTAAATCCACGGTAGGTAGCATATGCTAAACCTGCTAATAATATTTGATTTACAGAATCTTCTATTTCTTTCTTATCCACAGTAAGTGGTCCTATTAGTTTCATAATCTCATCATCAATATTTACTAACATTCCAATTCTCCTCCAAATTTAAATTTATTATGCACTCTTCTAAATATTCCTAATATATCTTCCTTAGGAAGTTTAATAAGCCTTTGATATATTTCTTCAACATCTTTCTCAGTATTTCCGTAAAGCAATTCATTCACAGTTATTCCTGCTATTTTTGAAATATTATACAATCTATCTTTGTTAGGTAATGAAATGCCATTTTCCCATGTTCGAACATTACTTTTACCTGCTCCAAAAAGTTTTCCGAATGCTTCTAAGGTATAACCTTTACTTATTCTTAATTGTTTTATCCGTCTACCTACTTCTTTTTTATCAATATCTTTCATCATTAATACCCCTCTTTTTGTCGCTGGATATTCACTAATGATTTCTTTTTATAAGCTTCAAATAAATCTTCAAAACTGTAATAAATCATTGCAATGTTTAAAATTAATTCGATAGAAAACCCAACAGACTGTTTGTAAACAGTATTATGTACACGTTTTGAGAATAGCTCACCATGTTCAATTTCATTTCTCATTAATCTGATGTGTCGTTCAGTGTTTCTATTTAACACAATATTGCATCTATCGATTTCAAAATGTTTTTCATCATCATTTAGCAATGATAATGCGAACGCTAGACAATCAGCTAATTCATCAAGTTGTTTTTCAACTGGTGTCTTATGCTTTTTCCAAATTTTAAAAAATCCTATAGCGTTGTACCATTCGTGAAACTCCTCACTTAATGCTGTTATTATCTTTTCACGCTTCCACACTTTCATGTGACTGTCTACATCACGTTGGATGGCTTGTAATTCTACTAATTTGTTATATAGTTCTAAATTATTCATTCTATTCTCCTTTCAATTCATTTAAATCAATCTCTAATACTTTTGCTATTTTAACAATATGTTCTAACTTTATATTTTTCACACTATTGTATCTGATTCTGCCTATAGTGCTATAAGGTATGCCAGTTAATTTAGATATCCGTTCACAAGATATACCAGTTTGCACTTGTCTTTTTTTGAATAAATATTTAAACATTAAGATAGCTTCATTACTCTTCTCTTTACTAATTTTCAACATCTTCATCACCTTCTGGAAATGCATATTCACTACGTTCATCAAATTTAACAAATATGATCGTTAAAATTCCAATTAATACTCCGAATATTCTTGACAATTCAATACTTGTCATAATTGCCATACAAATAGCTATTGTTGTTAATACAAGGTATAAAGTATTAAATTTTCTTCTTCTTAAGTTATTCATTTTTAAGCCACTCCTATATCTTTAAATTCTTCAACAGTTTTTTTAGTAAATCTAACTATTTTTTTCTCTAATCTTTTATCCTGATAATATTCAAAATTTGAAAAGAAATGTAACCAAGCATATACATTAAAGAATTCTTTAGTACCCATCTTCAAATAACATATCGATGGATAATGTTTATCTTTAACTTTTTCTTTAAACATTTTTCTGTATTTGTCATATGCTGTGTCTTTTATATCAAAACATTTCATGATTTCTTCTTTTGAAAAATAAGGGAAAGATAAATCCAATTTTCTCAACTCTACTAAATCAATTTGTATTTCTGTCATTTTGTCTACCTCCTTGTTTTTATGTTA